CTACACTGATAATTAAGAGCGTGAACGTCACACTCCTGCGCAAGTACATCGCTGAGGTTGTAGCTCAAGTGCAGAACTACAGAGTTCCGAACCAGTTGGTGTCCAAGCCGGGCTCACGTCACGAGAAAAAGGCAGAGGACGCGGACAAGGAAGAGGAGGTAGACGAAGTGAACGTCGCGGCGAACATCGCAGGCTTCATGGCTCCGCTCGGTTTTTCGTCAGAGGACATGAAGGGTCCCGGCGCAGGAAAGAGAGCCAAGAAGAAGCCGTCAGCTCGCTGGAAGTGACGACGAGACTTCTCTAAATCAAATGACAAATCGACATCGTCGAAAAGAAACACACGATCGATTTTGTTTCACGAGACAGAGTTCGAGTCGTTTCTCAGCGTTTGTCGCCAAGAATCTGACGATTCGTCTGAGGTTCGTTTGAAGAAGTCAGAGTGAAACATTTGATGCAAGAGGACTTAGATTGATGAGAGACGAGACTAAGGTCTGTGAAGAAGCTTGCAATTCGGCGTAGCGCATCAGATTTCGGTCGAGTCTTTCTACAAAGAGGAAGAGGTATAGGAAATGGCTATTGATCTAGAAGCGATTCGAAAGAGGGTAGCAGAACTCAACGGCAAGAATACATCGTCAGTCCAGTTGTGGAAACCGCAACTCGGTGAGTACAAGGTACGTCTTTTGCCTTGGAAGGAAGTCAAGCCAGGTGTTCCATTTTCCGAACTATTTTTCTATTATTTGGGCAATGGACCAGGAATTCTCACCCCACACCAGTTCGGGAAGCCAGATCCGATCAACGATCTGATCAGAAAGTTGTACAGCACTGGGAAGCAGGAAGACAGGGAGCTCGCCAAGAAACTCCAGCCCAAGATGAGGTGCTATGCACCCGTCGTCGTCAGAGGAGAAGAAGACAAGGGAGTTCAGGTGTGGGCTTTTGGCAAGATCGTGTATCAACGACTTCTCAGTTTCTTCCTTGACGAAGAAGTCGGCGACATTCTGTCTCCCACTGAGGGCTTCGATCTGAAGGTGAACATCACAAAGTTGCCCGGGAAACAGTTCAATGACACGACGATCGATCCCGCACGTCGTCCGTCGAAGCTCCACGAAGACGCAGAAGTCTCTAAGAAGTGGCTAGATGCTGTTCCTAACATCAACGACATGTACAAGCTGAAGTCTAAAGAAGAGATCGAGACTTTGCTCAACAACTGGCTGAATGGTGGAACGACAGATCCCGCACTTGGAGACGACGGTTCTTCGCGTGGCAACACGCAGATCCCAGACGAACTCGACAAGATCGTCGAAGAAGTGAAGTCGATGACAGCGCCAGAAGAGAAGAAGGTAGCTGCTCCCAAGAAGAGCACTTCTGACAAGAAGAAGACTCTCGACGAAGCTTTCAAAGACTTGACAGACGAAGACTGACGTTCAGTTGAACGAGGCTGTCGGTATGTGCTAAGATCTGCCGACAGCCTCGTTCATTATTCGACGAAGGAGTCTACATGGCCAAGAAAGACAAACAGCAACAAGACGAGATCAACGACGTCACTGCAGAGTTGATCCGTGATCTCAACAAGAGCTTCGGCTCTCGGATCGCATACAACCTCGCCGAAGACACTGCACCCACGATCGTGAAACGATGGTTAGACACAGGTTCTATTCAGCTCAATTACGGCATCAGGAACGCGATCGGTGGAGGTTACCCTGAGGGTCGGATCGTAGAGATTTTTGGACAGCCCTCTATTGGAAAGTCACACCTCGCGTATCATGCAGCGTCAGTAGTACAGAAAATGGGTGGGCTGGTCGTGTATGTCGACACTGAGAACAGCGTTCCTGTCCAGAAGTTAGCTGCGATGGGGATCGACGTCAGGAAGAGGTTCGTGTACGTCGACACACACTGCACAGAAGAAGTGTTCTCTATCATCGAGTCCATCATCCTCAAAGCGAAACAGATCGTCGACAAGAACGTTCCTATTCTCGTGATCTGGGACTCTGTCGCAGCTTCTTCTCCAAAGGCAGAGCTCGATGGTGAATACGACAAAGACACAATTGGACTCCAAGCAAGGACACTCGCAAAAGGTCTTAGAAAGATCACGGGTGTCATTGGTCAGAACAATGTGACACTGTTGTGCCTTAATCAGATGAAAAGTGCCATCGGTGTTCTTCACGGCGATCCAGATGTTACGCCAGGTGGAAAGGGGCTAAGTTTTCATTCTTCAGTGAGGGTTAAGCTGACAAGTGGAACGCAAGTAAAGGATAAGTCTGGCAATGTCATCGGAATTCATGTGAATGCTACAGTGAAGAAGAACAAAGTCGCTGCTCCGTTCAGGAAGATGGAGTTCGACATCGTGTTTGGAAAGGGAATCGTCGAAGACGAGTACCTGTTCGACGAAGCGAAGTGCTACTGCGACAGGACGAAGGGCGCTGTCGCTGACGTGTTAATTCCGAAGTTCGGTTCTACAAAGCAGCCCAAACAACTCAAAGAGAAAGTGAAGATCTGCATCACAGGTGACGCTGCCTGGAAAGAGCTCACTGTCGTTGGGCAAGAGACTGGTGAGGTCTTCGTGTCGAAGAAGTTCTACAAAGCAGAGTTCGGTGACATGCTTCGCGGAGATGAGTATGGTTCGTATCTGTCTACGCTTCTCGACTTCGCTCTAACTGTTATGAACGATCAGAATGAAATTCCAGTGCAGCAAGAACAAGACAATGACATGTGTGAAGACGAGGATGTCACTGAATAACGCTTCACAAATCACGTCGTGAGAAACACACGTCATTTTTCTCAGTTTTTCTGGAGGTCACAATGGACGTCATTGTTAGTTCTGCGAGAGACGCGAAGAGCATCCTCGAGTCTGTCTCAATAGTCAAACAGCAACTCGTGTTGAAGTGCTTCAAGATGAACGGTGCTGCGAAGCACAAGCTGTTTGAAGTCCTCGCTTCTAAGCGTGTGTGCAAGATCATCATGGACGAACCACACTCTCCCCCGAGCGTAGAAGAGGAGACACGATACTCAAAACGCGTAGCAGAGTTCGACTGTTTCACTCTGTACGAGTACGCACACGTAGACGACAACACTGTTCGAATTTTTGCTCGTTTTGACAGCAACGAACGCTGGCACTCTGCGTGGTTTGGCAAGATCGAACTCAAGTGAAAATTGTCTGCTCGACGTCGTAATTTCTTAGACAACATGACGACAGAACAGAAACGTCCTATCTACATTTTTGATGGTCTCTGCACCTACTTGCGAGCATTTTCTGCATACCCACAACTCAATGCAAACGGGGAACAAGCTGGTGGTTACATCGGTTTCTTGAAGTCTCTCCAGCGGATCTGCAGAGAGTTTCAGCCGTCGAGCGTGTACATTGCGTGGGAAGGCGGCGGATCTTCTCGTCGGCGGTCTCTGTACCCAGACTACAAGGCCAACAGACGACCAGTGAAGTTGAACAGGTTCTACGAGGACGACATCCCAGAGACAGACGAGAACAAGCATCAGCAGCTGGTCACACTGATCTCTCTCCTCAAGAATGTACCAGTGTGTCAACTGTACGTCCCTGATTGCGAGGGAGATGACGTCGTGTCGTACTTGTGTACGGGACCGTTCAAGAACGAAGAGAAGGTGATCGTCTCTGCAGACAAAGACATGTACCAGCTCATCGACGACAAGACAAAGCTCTACTCTCTTTACAGGAAGACGTTCATAACCCAAGAGCTGTTGTTCGAAGAGTACAGGATCAAGACGCACAACTTCGCTCTCGCGAAGTGCTTGTGCGGAGACGTGTCAGACAACATCCCAGGCGTGAAGGGTGTCGGTTTCAAGACTGTTGCAAAGAAGTTTCCTCTTCTCGGAACAGACGAGAACGTCATTCTTCAAGATGTGATCAGTTACGCAGAGAGTCACAGCGACGAGAGTGTCGTGTACAAACGCGTCGTCGAGTCGAAAGACCTCGTGAAGAGGAACTGGGACCTCGTGTACCTCGACAACAGCATGCTGTCAGCGAACCAGATCAATAAGATAGAACACAGCTTGAATACATTCGTCCCGTCTGTGAATAGAGTCGGGCTCACAAAAGCTCTGATAAGAGAAGGAATAAACGACTTCGACGTAGCGAGTTTCTTCAACGATCTGATCTGCATCGACACGTCGACGGAGAAAAAATGACAGAATCGACAACGCTGACGTTCGGACAGTACGGCGTCAATTTTCAAGAAAAGTTGATGCAGGCTCTCCTTGTTGATCCGAAGTACGCTGAACAGATGCTTGAAGTAGTCAACACGTCGTACTTTGAAGTCAATTACTTGAAATTCTTGGCTGACCGGTATTTCGCGTATGCTTCGAAATACAAAGTGTTTCCAACTCTTCAACTTCTTGTAACGATCATCAAGGACGACTTGAAGAAAGGGACTGACGTCATTCTCAGAGACCAGATCATCGACTACCTCAAGAGGATGAAGTCGAATCCCGATGTAGGAGATCTTCAATACGTTAAAGAAAAGTCTCTTGAGTTTTGTAGAAAACAGGCACTGAAGAAGGCTCTTGAGTCTGCAGTAGATCAGATGCAGGCGAACAAGTACGAGTCTATCGTCGAGACGATCAAGAAGGCAGTTCAAGTCGGAACAGCGCCGTCGTTGGGACACGACTTCTTCAACGAGATCGAAGCGAGGTTCACGAAATTGAAGAGAGACACAATCCCGACGCGTCTACCAGAACTCGACAAGAAAGACATTCTCAATGGAGGCAGTGGGAGAGGCGATTTGTGTTGTATCACGTCTTCGTCGGGAGGCGGAAAAAGCCACTGGCTTGTCATGATCGGCGCTAACGCTCTTCGTGAGGGAAAGAACGTCTTGCATTACACATTCGAACTCTCAGAGACTGCAGTTGGAATCAGATACGACTCTAATCTGTGCGAGATCGATGCTAGCGACGTGCTAGACAAAAAAGACGAAGTCGTTAAGAAGTACGAAGACATGAGACTCGGAAAACTCTTCATAAAAGAGTACCCGACAAACACTGCGTCTATCGTCACTCTTAGAGCACACATCGAACGGTTGGCGTTGAAAGGTTTCAGGCCAGACATCGTCATCATAGATTATGCTGACATCATGAGATCTACGCGTCAATACGAATCTCTCAGACACGAGTTGAAGCTTGTCTACGAAGAGCTGAGAGCACTCGCCATGGAGATGCACATTCCTGTCTGGACTGCGAGCCAGTCTAACAAAGAGGGCGCTGTGAGTGAGATCATTGACATGACAAACATGTCAGAAGCGTATGGGAAAGCGATGATCTGTGACTTCATCGTGTCTGTGTCTAGACGTCCGCAAGAGAAGTCGTCTGGTTGGGGCAGGCTGTTCATTGCTAAAAATAGGGCTGGAAGAGACGGCATCGTGTTTCCGATCAGGATCAACACAGCTAGAAGCACATTTGAGATCGTTGGTGATCAGGAGTCTCCTGAACACGCGATGATGTCAGAAGAAGAGCAACAGAAAAAATCTCTGAGAGAAAAGTGGAGAGAGCTCAAGAGAGAACTGCCCAAACTAAACAAGTCTGAAGACGAAGACGAAGACTGACACTTGACAGCGTGCTATATTTACGAAGCCTTCTACGAAAGAGTGAAGAGATGGAACAGAGTTCGGTAAGTGTTCAGACTGAAATTTCTACCACTCAAGATCAACAAATACAGACGATAAGATGCATCATCAAGAGGGACGGCTTGACCGTCCAAGTGTTCGACGTAGACAAGATCAGAAAAGCGCTTTCAGCAGCATGGAAAGACGCGAAAGGAACTGTAGAAGAGAAAGCTCTCAACAAAGTTGTCAACACAGTGAACGACTCACTCGTAGACGAGACGCTCAACGTCGAGAATGTCCAAGACGCTGTCGAAGCTGCGCTGATGAGACACGGGCAGTTTGCTGTCGCTAAGTCGTTCATCTTGTACAGACACAAGAGAGACGAAGCGCGGAAGACGAGGACGTCAAAGTCCCCAGATCCGAAGGCGATCTCTGACTACATTCACGCTGGAAAGTACGCCCGACACAACGCAGACGCTCGGAGGCGTGAAGTCTTCGAAGAGACTGTCGAGAGAGTCGAAGCGATGCACATCAAAAAGTACCCTTCGCTGGAGGACGACATCAAGAAGTCTTTCGACATGGTCAGGGCGAAGAAAG